AGCACCTGCAGAAGCGGGCTTGGGGAGCCTTGCGTATAGTGATAGGATTATGGATCAATACTTCTCTCAACCCATTGGAAAGAAACAGATTCATGGCCGTGATAAGTGGTCAAACACTGCGTTAGTGCTGGTACACAGAGCACAGAAGGCCGCGCAGACCTATGGCAAAAAGGACTTCAATGCTTTGTACCGCCTGGTACTCAGTGCAGGTATAGCGTATGACAAGGCGTTCCCACAGGTGCAGGCGCCGCAAGTGGGCAACTTGATCGTCCAATTATTTGGCGGGCTAGGTTCGAGCACGACGCGCGCAATACTGGAGCCGCCGCGGCCTATGCTAGATATAGAGGACGTGGTAGAGGTAGGTGAACAGGCTAATGTTCAAGGGAAAGGCGGGCCGGGAGTGCCAACGGGAGGCCCGCCAGGTACTGCAGATAATGTATAAATACTGTGCCAGGAGTATTGACAGATGTTAGATAGCATGCTATAATGCGAGAGGGGCGGGGGACCCAAGGGAGAGGGGAGACAACGCGCCTGAACCTGCACTTGAAGCTGGGCGGACTCTCGCCTTGCGGCTTCGTCCGCCAAGACTCGGAGAACCTAGTGTAGTAGTACATAGGGAGCTAGCCGCTAGAACCGGTATACCCACGGCTAGCTTCTACCTGTAGTGGTGGGGTAGCGACGACTATACTACCTGTAGCGGCTAGGGTAGGCGTGCACCCTTGTTATTAGGCTGGTTGGCGTGGCCGTGTATAACATGTACACAGAGGTAGCGTGCTTCACCAAATATCAAGGTTGGAAATATTATTCTAAAAATCTAAAAGAAATCAAAAGGTTAGTGTAGACAACAGCGAGGGCCTGGTTCGTTCAATGATAGGATCTCCCCTTTGTACGGTGAGGATGCGGGTTTGATTCCTGCACCAGGCTCCAACACGAAAGGTATCAACATGGTCACACTCACTCACAAGGTCTGCGAACAGATGAGTATGCATGGGCTGCCGATCAGCCGCACTAGTGGTAGAACAGCCAAGCACACTCGCAAGTGGAAGGCCGAGCGGTCGTGGTGGAACCCTGAGCTGGAGACCAAGGTGAGGCGTACCAAGCAACACCCTACGTTGGTAGGGATTGAAGAATAGCTTCCCAAATGGATAGATAGTAGAGTATAACAATCATGGGGGTAGATGATGTCTAAGCATAACAAAGCATTAGAAGACTTTGCCTTCGATAACGAGGACAGTGACTTTGATCTACCCGGTGAGACAGACGGTGTGACAAACATCATCGTGAATAAGTATAAAGAAGACATTGCAGAGATCCTGAGTCAAGCGTACAATGACGTGAGTATGAAGATAGATTCGATTGTTGAAGCCCTCCAACCGGGCGAGTAATATGAGGAATAGATAATGTTTGGTACAGCATATCAAATGCCAAAGAAGAGACTGCCTAAGTCTAATATTCAAGATGATGGATTTACGACTGGCTTATACAGGGAGCCACGAGAATCATTAGGCTTTGGGGAATTCAATCGGGCGAACCCCTATAACCCAGAAGGTGATCCTCCCGCATTCAGAGAAGAAAAGCCGTATACCTCTCCAGGATTTGTGTCTCCACCTAATATATCTCCATTGATTCCTCGTGAATTTACAGGGGCAAGCCTACAACCACCGACAAACAGGTTTACACCTGGAGTAGAGAATCCCCAGAACGGCTTTCCGGCAGGTCCAGTGCAGGCTCCAGGAAGGTTTGGTAATTTTGATCCTGGGCCATTCCAATTTAATCGGTTTCGTAAAAACATGTGGCAAACACCCGGTAGGACTAATCCGGGACGAATGAATAATTTTTACCCCTACGGTAGGTAACGAACAATGCCACAAGCACCCGCACAGTATCAACCAGCGAACCCACAGCCACACCCTGGTATGGGCTTTAGAGAACAACCCAATCCCATTTGGGAAGCCATTGAAAGTTTAGTCAAGGGGATGCGTGGGATGAATATGTCAAGCAACCAACCTCCACCTTGGGGGATGCACGAACCCACCCTCACTGCTGCCAGTGCAGTAGGTCCAGCGATGCAAGGGGCGGGTGACGTGATGGCTGACCCTCGTAATACCTGGCTTGGATTGGGTACGATAGGTCCTATCACACGATTCGGGCAGGGTATACGAGGCGCGGCTAAAGGGATCCCGGAGATGGGTGGCCACAGTGTACCGACAGCAACGATGCGGCAGCAAATGGGCATACCACGACCCAACTTGAGGGCGGGCGAAGCACCTGGGTTAGACAACGTGCGCCAGAGCTTCATGGATATGGCACAAGGGAATACAGAAGTCGCCAAGATCTTGAATGACAACACCCACCCCCTGCATATGCAATTTCTAAAACGCTACCAAGGACTTCCTTCGGGTGATCGAGCAGACTTAAAGAAGTCCATGGATGGGATGACAGACTTAGCCAATGAGATGAGCCTTCGTAAAAACTCTATCTCAGGTGGTGGGATTCCCCCCCATTGGTTAGACCCTAAGAACCTAAAGTAATGGTGACCAAGGATCGCAGCCTTGCAGCAGCTTTGATGGAGGCAGGCGAACAGCCGCAATGGGACTGGAGTAAGCTCAAGCCACAGGAGGCCTTTCTCACTGCCACTGATTCCTACACGATGTACAGTGGTGGGTTTGGTAACGGGAAGACCACCAGCTTGATTGCCAAAGTGTTGTTGCTGTTACTCGTGCCGAACAACCTCGGCTATCTAGGCAGGCTGGACGGGAAGGCCCTGCGCGCTTCCACCATGCAATCCCTCTACGATATGCTGCCCAAAGAGTACCTGGCTCAGCATAACGATCAGAAAGGATTTTTGCGTTTGAAGCCTGAGTATGGCGGGGCCAAGCTGATCTATGGTGACTTCAAGGATATTAACGACTTAAAGAATATCCCATTGGGATTCTTTGCCATCGATCAAACAGAAGAAGTTCCAGAAGATGTATGGAAGTATTTAGTAGGGCGGTTGAGGCGTAAGAACCCCATCCTCCACAATAACCTACGGCAGTACTGGGTCCAAGGCCAGTGTCACAAGTCCAGTGCTAGGCACTTCGCGCTATTTGGAGACACCCAGTGCCGCCTGTGTTCGACCGCACTCCCAGAGTTTGAAGAGCGTATACCTCAAGGTATGCGTGACCCTACGTGGGATTTGCTCTGCTATAACAACTACGGCTTTGGAGTCTGTAACCCTGAAGGTCCGTCACATTGGATCTTCAAGTACTTCCCTGGTCTACCAGGTAAGCATGGGTTGTCAGGTCCGGGATTCCCGGGCTACAAGGCGTTCAATGCCACGGCATGGGACGGGATGAATGCAGGGTTCATTACCCGCAAGTACCTTGAAGACATGGAGGTGCAGTACAAAGACCTTCCTCTCATGTGGGAGCGGTACCTTGAGGGGAAGTGGGTTGAAGCGGAAGGGTTGGTGTATCCATCATGGAGGCGCGAACAGTCAGCTATCCCACGCTACGCCACCAAGTACGATGGTTCAGCCCTGCTCGATAGCAACGATGACTGTTATGAGTGGATCGATCCAGGACTTGCTGCCCCGACCGCAGTAGGCTGGATCATCCTCAAGGAGTGTGATTGTGGGTGTGACAAGCTGAACTACTTTGTGATCGACGAACACCATGAGGGTGAGCGCACGGTCAACCACCACGCCCAGCAAATCAAGACCCATCGCGAGGCGCTTCCCTACCAGGTCAAAGGGACGTACATGGACAGCCAAGCCTTCTCGCGCACGTTGATGGGGCAGACAGGCACACCACGAGAAGACGAGTTGTACAGCATTGCAGATGAGTACATGGATCATGGTATCTACCCCGTAGCTAACCAGAAGAACTGGGACGTAGGGTACAACCAGATTAGTGAGATCCTTGCCATCGACCCAGACCATGTGCATCCTGTTACTGGCACACAAGGGGCACCCCACTTGTATGTGTTTGATAAGTGTAGTAAGTTCATAAGTGAGATTGAAGGGTACAAGTGGAAGAAGGTACGCAACCACCTTGCAGGCCATCACAGTGAAGAACCAATGGATGGGCATGACGACCACATGGATGCCTTCAATGGTTTTCTAGCCAGTAGACCGATGGACATCAAGTGGTCAGCCAGGCACGCAGGACCACATGAGGAAGATGATTTTGAGATTGAGGATGAAGTGAATGTACATTCTAGCCACATGGGATTTTGATGCCAATCGTTAAACCGCGTAAGGAAAAAGGTAATCAGATTGAAGGTGGCACACCCACTGATACTGACCGCCTCCAATTACTTCAGGGGTACATTCGTACACACTTTGGCGCCACCCAGCTTGCCAGGGCGAAATGGTTACGTGACTATGAGATGGTAGAAGGCAACGGTAAGCAATGGTTGGGTGGGGATAGGCAGAAGGTTGAGAAGACTGGTAGGCCAGCCCTTGAATTCAATCAAATCATGCCACAGGTTGAGTTGATTACAGGTATGCAGCGTGGGTTGAGCGTAGACTTCACGGGCTTGCCAAGGGGGTTGGAGGATCGTCGGTTAGGTGAGGTAGCAACCGCGTGTTTGAAAGCGGCGACTGAGTTTGGTCGTGTCCAGCGTGTGTCAGACCGGGTGTTTGATGATGCCACGATTTGTGGGTTAGGGGTATGGGAGGTATTGCACACGAACGATGACGCTGATGATTTGATTTGGGGTGACATCAACACGACACGTCTCAACCCCCTCGCCTTTATCTGGGACCCCTGGGCAACCCAACCCGATATGCAAGATGGAATGTTCATGGGGAAGGCAATCTGGTTGAGCAAGGATGATTTCCTGAGTCGCTACCCTGATAAAGCTCACCTGGCCCGTACAGGAGAATGGCTCAACTACACTCGGCATACTATGGGGGCTAGCTCAGAGTTACTTGGCACAGGCCCGAACCTGCTGCGAGAGTTGTATGATGGTGACACCGGGCGGATCAGGTTATTGACCATGTGGCATAAGGTCAATAAGGAAATCAACCTCATCATTGATATCGAGTCCGGGCAGGTCCAAGATGTCACATCAAAGAAGCAAGGCGAGGAGCAGCTAGAACAAGTCGCGGACATCAAAGGTAAACAAGCGACCGCTAACCTGCAAATCATCACGCAGGATCAAACGAGTTTCATCCTCGACTTGTCAACAGGGCAGCCTCTCCCCGATGGAACTGGGACAGCCCCTCTCCAATACGCTAATCCTGAAGCAGCCCAGGAGTTTATTGACGAACAATCCAAACAACTCGGTATGCAGATCTACGAGCGGTACAGTGTAGTCAGTCGAAAAGCTCGCGTACCAGAGTGGACAGAGATGGTATGGTGGGAGATCCTGGATCAAGGCAAGTCCCCCAACAATGACCGCCTGTATCCCTATGTACCGTATATATCCAGGCAGTACAGCGACGATCCTGAGAGCATCATGGGCGTGGTGCGTAACCTCCATGACCCACAGGACGAATACAACAAGCGGTACAGCAATATTCTCGCCCACCTCAACTCCAGTGCTCACAGCGGGTGGATGAATCGGCGTACAGGGGGCGCAGCGAAGGGCCAGCTAGAGTTACTTGGTTCTAAACCAGGTATTGTGGTAGAGTATGGGGCATTGGCACCAACACAAATCAGGCCAGTCGAGCTGTCTAGCGGTCATTTTCAAATGCTCCAGCATGGGGAGCGTAGCATATTACGTATTAGTGGTGTGAATGCGGAGATGGTAGGTCAGACCACGCAGGCGACCGTAAGTGGACGAGCGATAAGGGCTAGGCAGGAGGGTGGGTCAACAATACTCAAACCACGATTCAGGAACTTTGAAGAATCCCAGCTTGATTTAGCCAAGATGTTGTTGAGCCGTGTGCAGCAATACTACCCGGTGGAGAAGATACGCCGTATTATTGGCGTCACTGAGATGAGCACACCCCTTGGACCACAAGGACAGTCGATATTGAGCAACCCTGAGACAGGTGAGGCACTGGCTGACGATGAAGTCATTAACTTATTGACCACGTTGAAGAACATTAAATTTGATTTGTCGTTGTTCCTTGCCCCTGCTACAGCAACCGAGCGACAAGCGCAGTTTGAAAGTGCCGTCCAAATCGCAGGCTTGCTGACATCAAGCGGGAAGCCACTCGGCCCATCTACACTACAAGCAATGATCGACTTGTCAGATATTCCAACACGTCTAGCTGAAGGCTTGAAGCGTGATGCAGAGCAGGAAGCCAATGCAGCCATGGTCCAACCAGGGGGGCAGAACGATCAGGTGCAGCGCCTAATTGAAAACGTGCGCGGTGGTAGAGCAGGTGGTAGTGAAGGAGTGGTCGGTTAATAACAGGAGGTTTACTATGCCAGGAACAAGTCAGTACCCCAAAGACCGTGTGGCGCAGCCGTCGCATGAGTCTGGTCAAGTGAAATCTGGTCTGTCCCCTGCCAAGATTGAGGGCAAGGAGACTGTGAAGGCTGGGCGTGCAGGAGGCAAGTAGAGATGAAGAAAGCTAAAAAGGGCGGTGCGTACACCGCGAAGTTGAAAGCTGGGCAAAAAGTCATGGGGTTTGGTAAGAAGTAGTCTCATAGAGGAGCACTATGGATGACGAGGCGCTAGAAGCTCTCTTACAAAAGCAGTTAGCGTATTGGCAGAAGGTATTGTTCCTCCAAGACTGGACAGTCGAGCTACGCATGTGTCGGTCATGGGAGATGTCAGATCCTAGTTCATTAGCAGAATGTCATTGGTTTATTCAGCGTAAAGATGCTATCATTAGAATGTTAGTCCAGTCTGACCTTGCTGGAGTGAGTGATAGGTTCCTGAATGGTGAGGCCGCAGACTATGACATCTCCCTTGTACACGAGTTGTTACATCTGCACTTTGCACCCATGCATCGTGAAGAAGATGAGACATTCCATGAGCAAGCCATCAATGCGATCAGTAGAGGTTTCGTGAAAGTGTGGAGGGAAGCAATACACCCAACCCCAGTCCACACCCCAAGTGTTGAGCAATCTGGGTTCTATCTGTAGTAACTACTAACAAGTAGACGGACGTAATTCTGGTGGGTCGTCGCCGCCCCTTAGCTATAAGGACCACAATAGCTACCGTCGCCGGGGATCAACGGGCGTTGAAGGAGTATAGCGAATGGCTGACGAAGTACAAAAGACAGACACAAAGGGTGAGGAGAAGTCTACAGGCCTGAATCTGAAGGACTTATTCAATCCCCCAGAGGTTGATGAGGCTGCCACTACAACGGGCGTGAAAGACAGCGATACCGCTGAAGACTCGTCGCCGGAGGATGTGGAAGTCACCGACCCCAAAGAGTTACAGGCTAAGGTATCTGCACTCACTAAGGAGCTTGGCAGAGTCCGTAAGGGCAAAAGCGAATCTACCAGTGAAGTGCGGGAGTTACGTGAGCAGCTTGCGAACTTCCAAGGCCAACTTGAAATTCTGTCTAAACCCAAAGCTACTGAAGAAGTGGCCGAGAATCGTTTGGCAAAGTACACTGATGAGCAATTGCTCCAGGGCCAAACCGAGTGGGAAGAGGCGGTGTATGATAGCAAGGATGCTTCGCGTAGGGCACGCACCGACAATGATGATGCGGCATTCGAGAAGGCAACCAAAGGTATCGGCACAGCCAAAGCCACACTCACAGCCATCCGTAAGGAGATACTAGAACGAACCAAGCGTGTAGGGGCTGAACAGGCACGATCGCAGGGCGAAAGCAACGAACTCATTCAGGATGTTGCGGCGCTCTACGAAGAAACCATGACAGCCTTACCAGACTTAAAGGATAAAGAGAGTGCATTGTGGAAAGCGAGTAATGAAGCCTACATGAAGCATGCCAAGTTGATGAAGACGCTTGGGCCAATGGCTGAGTTAGTGGCGACCTCCATTGCAATCTCCCAGAACCCTAAGTTACTTCCTGGTGGAAACCAAGGAAAGGTCGCACGTAAAGGTTTGTTAGAAGAAATCAACGCACAAGCAGAAAAATCTCTCACGACTGGTAAGGGGACACCCAATAAACGGGTGGCGACCGACTGGGGCGCAATGCCGAAGGGTGACTTTGAAGCGGTCATCAATAAGCTCAAGCGTGGTGAGAGTTAACCACAAAGGATACCATGTCGAATATTACAACACAGTTTACAGATGGCACTGCGGGTGATGCAACACAGAGCTTGTTCAACACGCTCCTGTTGCGCCGGGGCTTGCCGATGCTGATCCACCAGATTGGTGTGAAAACCTATCCGTTGGCGATGCGGTCTGGTAAGACCATGATTTGGAGACGGTTTGAGGAGTTGGCAGTGGCCACGACCCCGCTGACTGAAGGGAATAACCCGACTGGTAAGGCCAAAACAAAGACCGATGTCTCGGCGACGATTGCACCCTATGGTGACTTCATCGAAGACAGCGACTTTGTGTTGTCTACGCAGCCTGACCCGCACGCCATTGAGAATGTGGAGTTGCTGGGTGAGCAGATGGGCAGGACATTCGATCAGTTGTATCGTGACACCTGGGCTGGGTTCACGAATACCACGTTTGCCAATGGAACAACCACGGCCACTGTGACACAGATCCTTGATCGTAATGACTTGGATCGTGCCTACCGTGCGTTGGTTGTGCGTAACGCCTTGAAGTTCACACCGATGATTACCGCCAGTGTGAACATTGGTACCTCACCAATCATGCCTGCGTACTGGGGTATGGTTCACGAGAACCTCGCCTTTGACCTTCGACACATTGATGGATTCGTGCTCACGAGTCAGTATGCGTCTTCGACAGGTGTGTTGGAAGCTGAGTTTGGTGCAGACAAGAACGGGATTAGGTTTTGCGCCTCTTCTCAGGGGTATGTGTTGACAGGTGCTACAGGTGTCACCGCAGCGGCCACAGACGTGATTAACACGGGTGGGTTTGCGGACATCTACAGTGCATTCATTGTCGGACGTGACTTCGGGGGTGGTGTGGAGTTGGCTGGCAGCAACGGCAAGGTGGTCACAAAAGCCTTGGGTTCTGCTGGAACAGCCGATCCTCTCGATATGCGTCAGACCATTGGTTGGAAGAAGTATGACGCCCGCGTCATTCTCAACCAGGCATTCTGTCAGGAGATCCAGGCAGCGGCATCGCTGTAATCCTTTAACCTAGAGCGGGAGGCCAACAGCCTCCCGCGTCTACCCACGAGGCTTATGCCAAACGATATTGGTATCCGGTGCTACAAAGTCCTACTCAATGGTGTGGCATTCCGCAAGGGGTTTACAGGAGACAGCGGTAAACGTGAAGCCGAGGCTCTGGCTGAACGGTGGCAGGGGTCACATAGTCAGGGAAGGGGGTTGCTCAAACACAAAGATAAGGGTGATTATGTCGAAGTGGTACGTGATATTGAGCTAGAGAAAGACTACGCCCGTAGGTTCGATGAGGCCCAACGAGGGAACCCACAAAAACTCACGGTACAATACGATTCCCAACACACATAGGAGGTAGACGATGGCAGCAGTACGGGTACGGAATATTGATTATGCCTTGTCGGGTTCGATTGATTCCCCTGGGCAGCGAGTGATTAAGTATCGGCTTGAGCCGAACGTGTGGACAGAGGTGCCGGATGATGTGATTAGCCAACTGAAACATAAGTTCGGGAATAACAAATATTCTACCGCGCCCAATAGCTTACCCAACGGGGATGGAAGTTACAATGGGCAACCTGGACAAGAGCGAGCAGAGTTGGTGAACGGACAGTATCTCATAGAGTTTCGGGGGTAACGGTTCGCGTATTATTAACCGTGGGACTCTCCTAGAGGGGGTCTTACAAAGGAGTGTTTAACATGGCGATGGATCGTAAATCAATTGGGGTTCCTGGGTTTGTGACAGGTCGGTTTACTAGTGCGGCGAGTGCGGCTGCGGTAACTGAGACACTGGGGTTCGTGCCGACGATGGTGGTTGTGTTCTTGGCATTGGGTGCGACCAGCCCGAATATGCTGGTGGCCACTGATGCGTTCCCGACCGAGACCATGTTGACCACGGGTTCCACAGGTGTCATCACGACACCGGCTGCCGCGTCGGGTATTGTATTTACCACAACAGGGTTCACGGTTCCTGCTGCGGTGCAGACTAACGATGGCGTCAATGCCTGGATCGCGTTCCGCTAATAGTAGGTTACTCACTTGATGTCGGGTAACTTCTAAAAGGAGACTGTATGAGTAATTTTGTGCCTACACATGATCGAATCAAGCATGACACGAGTT